ACTCGGCATGAACTCAAGGGAGCAACCTATTGCTCAGCTCGAGCGACTGCCGTGGAAATTGCAAGCAACAAAGACCCGAGGGAGTCTGCTAATCTAAACCCAAGTCAAAAATCAATCAACAATGGACGGCGCCCCAAAAGTGATAGCCTTCGTCGCTCCACCGAAGGCAGCCTGCGCCCCCATAGCAAGTGCTTTGATAACCGGCACCGCCCTGCGTACATAGCCGATAGCCCGCTCGACAGTACTGGTGTCGCCAACCAAAGCACGCGTTGCAGAGGGTACAAGAAGCGCCGTAGAGGATGCAGCAACACTCGGCAACCCCTCAAGGTGGTACACAAGCTCAATGTCAAACTCATTGGTGGAGGCATTGAAGCCTGTACCATAGATGACAAAGGCTGTGCCACCTCGCAGGGATGCAACGTCCTTTCGGCCACCAGCAGTAGCATTGACAAGACCAGTAGAGCTATTAAAAACTCCCTCGTCTGCCAAAACTTGACCGGACGCCCAAGTGAGGACGGACCGGTCCATGGTCCCCCTGAACTGGTGAAAATCATTCCCAGACGGGAGACCAAGACACTGCACTTCATGTCGTAACAAGTCCTGAGCCGAAAAGACTTGGGTACCTGGGATTCCAAGAATAGCTCCGATCGCCGAGAACCCCCCGAAATCGACGCCGCAACAGTATTCGCTAATGACATTCGAATCAGAAGCGGTGACTGTCTCCATCGTATTCCAGGAAGGTGCATTTGCTGTCGTGGGTACAGCCGTGACATACACCTTGCCCTTAGCAGCAAAGGCAGTGTTCTTAGCAATCAATCTCATGCCCCAGGCAACTGTGCGATACTCCGTTAGGACCGTAGCCAGCGCGACAGGCGCTACCAAATACCCAGCGGTGCCCGTGCTAGTGGCATTCTGGGTGAAATTGGTGCCGCCCGCAAGTGTACCCCACCCAACGGGGCGTGTGATGTACGTGAAAGTGGGTGCTGGCAAAATGATAGCCTTGAATGTGCCATCGGCGGCTGTGGTAGCCGTCAATGACGCCCGTACATGATAGGTAGCAGTGGGCATCGGAAACGAATCCGGAACCCGACAACCTACCGCATTGGCATTAAACGGGTTTGCCAAGGCCAACTCAAATCGCTTGACATCACTGGTAACCTTCATCCCTGGGATGCGGTTTACTGGCGACCTCCTCTTGAGTTTTCGCTGCTTCTTCTGCTTCCTCTTCTTCTTCTGTTGTTTGGGTTTGGGTCGGTACACCACCATAGTGCCGTGTGCCGAATTGCTTTTAGTTGTAGTAGTCATTGGGTTGTGCTTGCAAAGCAAACAAGTATCGCGGGTTGCTCTTAGAACTTCACTCGAAATTCTTTCGCCAGGTTACTCCGCACAGACGGATCTGCTGCTTCAAAACGGAGCATGTGATCGACAAGGGGATGCCTTTGGAAGAGCCCAGTGTCAAATTCGAAGTGCGTGGCCACGAATGGTAGATTGTATTTGCAAATAAAACCACGCACCCAATCGACGTCCCGCGGAGCGAGAGTCAACGTGTTTCTGTACCAGGGCTCAAGCTGATAAGGTCTGGTCTTGACCCAGTGCATCTTCAAGAACCGCATCATCATCGGCCAGCCCCAATAGACCGGCCAAAACGCCTCAGATAGTGCGGTCGCGTACGCCACCATATGCCTTTGGGGAATTTCCGTGATTGTCGCAAAGAGCTTGTGCAGCTGCCGCGCAGGATGCGGCACGAATTGGTAACCCCCACATCGCCGAGGCCACAGCCCTAGCGAAATGAAAGACACCTGGAGGGGATCAGTGAACAATCCCCGCTCTGGCGTGATACCACACGTCTCTTCATTGGCGTTGAGTGCAGCTGTCAACCCCTCTATATCCACTGCACCTTCATAACTGTACACTCCAAGATAATCGTCCCCCATAAAGAGGGCCGACACCCGTGCAGGTTTCAAATGGGGTGGTAACTCCGTAATTGCGATCAGCGTGATCAGCATCGATATCAATGAATTGCCGATCGACGTGTCCCAATCGCCGCTCAACCGCTTAAAAGCAGTGATGTACGCTATGAAACTATACCACCCTTGCTTCGGGTAATGCACTATCCCTCGAGCACCACGCAACCGTTCGAAAAAGGCGGCTGCTGCTTCCATGCCCAGGGCTTCGTACAACTCCCCCTCACACTTCAGTGTTTCCTCCTGCATCGTGGAGTCCCAGTTGACACCATCGCGTTCATCGTAAATGGTATTCGGGCCTGATCGCGAGATCCAACTGCTGATCAGGTCGCTCAAGTCGTTGTGAGAAAGACCGGAGGCATACTGAAATTCGAAAGAAATGCCCCCATATTCAAACTCCAACACTTCCTTGAGCGCTTTGCCGATTGCTGCATACTCTTCGGGAAACTCGTACGCTGTTACCTCATTCTCATTGCCTTGGATCAACCTGGCCTTTGTCGGCATCTTGAAGCCGACTTCAAACTTCACAAAAGACTTGGCGCGCTGCCTGGCAACCCGGTCAAATGTGCGCGACCTGTCGATATTGGCGAGCTTCGACATGCCCCTCCCGACCCGCCATTGGCCCTCCAGCTGGTTCTGGAGGCACAACAAATAACGTGGCCGGATGAGCGGTAGCAACTGCGACACCAAGAGGTTAGGTACAATACGCCTAATCTTATTTTTCGGTTCTGCTAAGTGTCGTCGTACCAAGGCGTTGTGGGCATTACTAATGCACCTCGCCAAGGCTACTGGAGCACCGAAGGTCACTCCAGTAAGTAATGGGCCAGCAACCAGAGAGCCCCCAAGGACGCTGCCAAAAGGCAGATGGGCAGTGTCAAGACTTGGGAGAAGGTCAATGAGAGCATGGAAATCGTCGGGGCGAACGGTGCAGTTGCAGCCAACGCGGGCACGAGGGGTAATGATTGCACAAGACGCATCGACGCCAGTAGATGCGCCACACCCCAGGCAAACGGCAGGCAGACGGCAACCCTTGGGACAATCGGCATAGGTTTTGGCGGCGGGGGGGCCCCCAAGGGGGCGGTCAAGTAGTTTAAAGCCCGCCGTGCATGATAGATCGTGTCCCTGACCTGGATGAGAGGCTTCTTCGCCCTCACCATGGGTACCATCGTCTGCCGGATGGCCTTTTCGTCCGTGCCAGCCATTAGCAAGGAAGCGGTCGTCCTGCCAAGGTCCTCCTGGTCAGCCGTGATCTGCTCCAAATTCACCTTCTTCAGAGGTGCCGGCTCAATCATCTTGTATTTGAGCACCGACACCAAAGGTTCATCATCTGAGGCAAGGTTGAACGTCGTGGCCTCATGAATGCGCACGGTGAAATTGGTTCCAATGGGTGGGTACTCCAGGGTCTCTGCAGCATGCGCGACTCTGAGCGCGGTCACATACCCAGCAGCGGCCATACCCCCGGCAACGGCTCCCACCACGGCCCGCACCTCGAGGGGCCCGGGTGTGGTAACGAAGGTGGTGGCCGCAGCCGTGGCTGTCACGATGCATGTGTCACGGATGAGCTTGCGCACTGACTTGGTCCTCTCGATCGCTGCAAGCGTGTAGTCGGTCACATGGAACCCACCACGCTTCAACCTCACGCTGGTGTCCGGGATCTCATAGAAAGTGCAGTTCCTGCGCACTGGCCTGAGCACAGCTGGGGTGACACCGGTGACCGCCGCAAGGATCTTGTTCCGCATACGTGAGACCCACCCGACAGCGTCTGACGTGCGTCCATCCTCCCAGCGGTACTCGGGTTCCTGCGTTGGCACATGTTGCCCAATGTCGACGACGTGCTCCACTGAGTACAACTCGTCCGTATACCGATGCAGATTCGCAAAATCTTGAGCCTGCAGGTAATAACCCGCATGGATCGCGATGGCCACGATATGGTCATAGTGAGCCATGCAGGTACAACTGCGGCACTCATGCGGGCAATAGTTCACATGCATTCCCGCCATCGGTGCGCGCCGGGAGGCATCGATAGCAACCACACCAGGTTGCAAGTCGACTGCGCCCAGCCTCTCACGGTCCTTGTACTCAACAATGGGATTCATCGAATGTAGGAACAATTCGTTCACCCCACCCATCTTCTTCAGGTTGCTCATAGTGCTCATGCCAAACGCGCAGCCACCGATGTCCATGATGCAGATCTTGGCTCCTGGGTTGGCCCGCAGCAGTTCGAGAGCCCTTTTCCTGGCCTTCAGGTACACGTGCATGCCCCCGACCAATCGTGTGGCGTTCATCTGTCTGTGGGATGAGTTCTGATTGAACTCGGGCTTCTTCAAGAAGGGCCTGTGCACCTGAATGGCTGCATCGAAGAGCTTCACGGCCTTTTGATGGTTCTGATCACGCGAATTTTCAAGCGCGTGTTGCCAGCTGGACCACTGCTCGAACAAAGTGGTGTCGCCGGCATGGACTAAAGTGGCCCAAGTGCTGCGCATGCTCATGTAAGCATCGTAGCGGTTCTTCAACAATGCCATATCTTGGCGCCTAACTTTGCCCCGCACCTGCACCATGCGTTCATCCAGGCTCTGGGCGATGTTCTCAAGTTCAGCAAGGACTTCTTCCCCAGGCAATGGCATAGAGTCCTTAGAAGATTGCCACTCCTGAAAAAGGTCCAAGCTCCGCTGTTCGGCGGCTTCAATCGCCTGCATGAACCCCTGGACTGTCGGATCCTCCTCACTCAGATCCTCCCAGCAGTCTGCCAACGGTTGTCGCAAGGGTTCGACCTTCCTCTCCCCGCGCGCCCACCGTTCCCAGGATGGAACCTCGTCGTTCAGTCGACAATGCACCTTCAAGGCGACCTGCTCATCGGTCTCTGTTGCCGCCTCCACAGCAAGGCGCTTCGCCAACGCTGCATCAGCTGCAACGTGTGACGACTCGGCCTGCGCCGGACGCGACAACTCAACCTTCTCTTCTTTCGTCACCTCAATTTCGGGTTCCATCTGCTTCATGGCCTCCAGGTACTTCATGCGTGCCTGTCGCACCTGTGCTTCCAGTCGTGCGTGCTCGGCAGCATCCCCCCGGTCGGTCTCCCCGCTCCCAGGTGAAATGCGCCGCTCAGCGCACCAATCGCGTAATGTTTGAACGCAAGCCGTCCATTCTGCGTGAGCCTCATCTGCTGCGGCTTTGACGACACGCTTGCCCTTGTCGCCCTCAGCCTTCTCCGCCCACTTCTTCACTGGTTGCTTTGATGTGTTGCTACCTTTCCCTTTCTCAACAGGGTCTGGCTTCCCCTTCTCAACGGGAACACTCTTGTTTGCTTTTGTCATTGCTTGTTGATGGTTGGAAAAAAAGAAATGAAA